ATTATGATTATGCTCTTAACGGCAAAAACCAAAACTATTAGGCAAATCGAAAAAGACAGGAAACGCCTGAATAAATCGTAGGAATTAAAAAGTGGTTAGGGGTGATACAAAGATGAAAAATGTAGGATATTCCTATATTATTCATATATCACTCCTACACCACGATTCCTACATAATTCTTGGAAAAACCTATTTGATTTTTTTCATCTCTTCTTTCAGCCATTCAACGTCCCGTTCGGTATATACTTTTTCGGTTATATCCGTAATAGCATGCCCGACGATGTACTTGATGGCGTACTCATCTACTTGATATTTCTTCGCCATCGTGACAAAATGCTTTCGTCCGTCATGGCAACGATGCTCCGGATTTAGGTCGAGTTTAGTTCTAATATTTACAAACTTATCGTAGTATTTTCGATAGCTGAACTGTAGATATTTGGCCCCGCTTTCAGGTGGAGTATTAAAAAGATATTCACTTCCAAGTTGCTTGGCTTCTTCATAGCGTCGTTCGACTATAAAACGGATTCGAGGATGTATCGGTACAATTCGATTTACACCGGCGTCCGTTTTCATGCCTCCCATCACAGTATTTTCGTCCAGATTGACGTCTTCGATCTTTAGAAGGAATAATTCTTGTGGTCTCCATCCAGAATAGCATTGATATAGTAGCATATCAATATACGGTATCATATCTATATTCGCCCAAAGCTTTTCCATTTCCTCATCACTATAGGAGATATGCTCCTGTACAGGAGGAGAATCTGACTTTATTCCAGATGAAGAGATCGTAAAAGAACGTGCATAATTTTTGTCGGTTATCTCGTATTCCACGGCGTAATCAAGCATTAGGTTAAATAGCGTCTTTATGCTAACTTGAATAGAGCGAGTGGTATAATGTTCGACGCCTTTGAAGACAGCTATTCCATTTTCTAAGCAACCCTTAATATGGCGTGGACGAAGATTAGGAACGACAATCTCGTATACCTCACTGCAATATAGCCATGCATTTTTAATTGCAGCCGCTGCTGATGAACCACGTTGTTTAGAGTATTCGGGAAGCCAACGTTCGTACAATTCCTTTACGGTAATGCTATCTGATAGATCGTAAGGGTTTCTATTATATTCAACCAAGGCTGCATAAGCATCATTGTAAGATGCAAAATAAGATTTTGGTTTTAATGGCTTACATATTGGCCGACCATTTTTATTTTTTCCAATTGTTACCATAGCCCGAAAAGGATTTCGAAGATTTTGGCCTTTAATCTCACTTATTTGCCCAAAACCATTGGGGAGACGTCTGCGTTTATTCTTACGCGAAGCTGATGCTTTTCCAATTGGTTTTAATGGATAGCCACAATGTGGGCAGCTAATTGCTTTATCACTCACTTGCAATTCACATTCTGGACATTTACTAAGCATTGATATTCACACCTCCCAAAGTAAGTATATAGCGAATCTGTAGGAGTTGTCAATTTATACATACGCAGTTTTTACAGCCTCTTTTATGAGAATTATATTTATGGAGGTTTATATGGAATACAAACACTTTAGCTATAAGGGTCCGGTTACGAATTCATTCGGAAGATTACTAACCGATAAATGGGAAGGAGCGACAATGGCGCCAACGCTTGCGAAAGCTCGTTCTAATCTAGGTTACCAGTTTAAGAAGGAATCTAACTTACTCCCATCTAGTAAGGTGATATTTAATGGACCAATTAAAGAAAACTGATTAACGGAACGAGTCCTACATGGACTCTTTCTTTTTGCATTTTTAAGGCTTATCATTAAAGATGCTATGACTACTGATGAACGGTGCAATGACTGTGGTGGAGAGCTGCGATACTATGACACCGTCTCTCGAATTCTTCGAACTGAACGAGGGGAACGTCATTGGATTAAGGTGCAACGTAAATACTGCATGTCTTGTGGCCGGATTAGGAGATGTTTACCCGACTATATTATCCCATATCGTCATTATAGATCTGACATTATATTAGGTTTCATATCTGGTAAGCTAACTTCATTTAATCTAGATTACGAAGATTATCCTTGCGAAACAACAATTAAAGAGTGGAGAAGTTCACTGAGTTCCGTTTCAATAATGCTCCTTGGCAGTTCTAAAATGAATGACGAAGGAGGTAATAGTAATAAAGCTTTATCGAAAAAGGAGAGATGAAATTGAACGATAATGTATTTAAAGAAGGGTCAGTTCCAGTGGCCGTAGTTGCAAGGGTGTATGGAAAGGATGCTTCCTGGGTCCGAGCCGGTATTATATCCGGATGGCTACCAATCGGAAAAGCTACAAGAAACGGAAAGTTGATTGGTAGCATTGAACAAATGAATAGCAAGTACGGGCGCATCAACTTTTACATTTCGCCAAAGCGTCTGTATGAGGAAACTGGTTATATGTGGAAGGGAGAAAAGAAATGAGCACTACGATAAGACCGGAAGTATCGGAGAAGAACAAATATTGGATTGAACGGCATAGGTATTATGAGCTGAAACACTTTTGTCTACAATATTATATTTGGAAACGAGCATATTCGGCTCTAGACGGGCTTAATGGCTCTAATAAGGACCCCAGGGAGTTAAAAAGTCAAAACCTCTCAGAAAGCCCTACAGAGCGTTATGCGATGTCTAAAATCTATTACCGAGATAGAGTAGAACTGGTTAACCGAGTAGCGGTTTTGACGAGTGAAGAGCTGTCAAAATATATTCTTATCGGAGTAACGGAGGGGCTATCTTACGAACAGATTAAAGCTAGATTAGATATTCCCTGCTGTAAAGACGTTTACTACGAATTGTACAGACGGTTCTTCTGGATATTAGATCGCGAAAGGCAGTAAATACGCGAAACCTACATTTTCTATTATGAAAGGTAGGTGTATTATGATGAGGACTTTTGACAACATTATCTACAAGAGACATCATTTGGTTATGGACGAAACCAAAGTAATGGAGGCACTGCGTATTATACAAAAGACGTGCAACCGGCTGTTTACTCAAATACAAATTGACATGGCAGTTGGAAGTTGTGGCTGGAAGAATAGTACGATGTGGTACATTAACTTAACTTGTTCCAATACCGAATGGAGAAATTTGATCAAAGAATTATTGATTGTACGAGTCTTCTCGAATAGAGACATACCACAAAATTATATTTATGTTTATACCACGGATTGAGCCCACGAGGGCTCTTTCTTTTTTCTACGCGAAATATGCACTTTCTGTTATGAAAGGAAGGTGATAATTATGTTAATTGCAGTTATCGTGTATCTAGTAGTTGGAGCAGTAACGGTGGGCGCTACTTCGTACCTTTGGATTTGCGGAGCACAAGGCTGGTCTTTGCTTCGCACGATTTTTCGTGTCGTGTGTGCCACGCTCCTTGCACCTATTTGCTTGATTATCGGTTTCGTGCTGGGGATTTATCGCGCCTTGCATTAAGATTTTAAGAGACTTGGAAAAACCGGGTCTCTTATTCTTTTTGCGAATACCATATGCGGGTGACGATTATTAATGATATTTTATAGAAAAGGAGAATGGAATTATGAATTACACTTGGTACTTGATTGTGGGTATTATCTTGCTGATAATTGGCCAAATAACTGGTTATCTGCGGGGTTTGAAAGACGGCAAGGAGATTTTTGGTACTCTTCGTATGGATCATTCAGATATTGAAGAACCACCTTATCTGTTCTTGGAGCTTAAAGGGCATACCGTTGATGATATTTCCAGACAGAAGTTTGTAACTTTCGCTGTTGAACAGAAAGATTTTCTTCCGCGAAATTAACACCTTCTTTTATGAAACCATAACGAAAGGGGTATAAAATGTTTACAGAAAGAAAAAAGCTAGAAGGTGAGATCGAAAAGGACTTCGATCATTTAGCCGCGTTGGAACCGTATGATGAAAAATACGCGAAAACGACTGAAAACCTAAGTCAGCTGTATGATTTGAAAAATCGGGAAGACAAGAATTTGACAGATCTGATAGTTGGATTGCTAGGAATTGGTTTGCCATTGGTATTTTACGGAATATGGATGAAAAGAGGCTTTAAGTTCGAAGAGACTGGAGCATACACCTCGACGACATTTAGAGGACTGTTTAACAGATTTAAACCCACTAAGTAATTATGAAAGGATTAAGGTGTCTAACAAGGCATCTTAATTTCTGATTTATGAGATATTTCTTTGAAAAACCGCCTATTTATAGATCCCGTTATGGACGTGCTTATGTTTGCGACCATCCAGTTTATACACACTGTACATTATATGAAATTGGAGAGCAAGGTTTGGCCGTCGTTCAGCAAAGATTTGACTCATCTACCAAGGTTACTTGGTGGGATGAAATAGATCCTTGGTTAACTGACGTTCTATATTTGCACGAGGGCTTCAAAGAGTATTTCGATAGACGCGCTAAAAGATGTATTGACGGTTTATATCCAACGGTTACGATTCGTCAAATAATGTGGGCATTAAAGATGAAACCATTACCACGCAAACGATGGGAAACAGTAATCGATCGACGTTTTCTCTGAAAGGAGCATGAGATGACAAGGTTTATAGCGAACATTAAACGTTTTGTAAAACGAAACAACTCAACAATTCTATCGGTCATAGGGTCCGGAGGGGTTATTGCAACGACAATACTTGCGATCCGCGCTACACCAAAAGCCTGTGAACTTATAAAAGCAGATAGCCGCTTTAATCATGACGGCGACCCGTATGCTTACACCAAGCTGGAGGCTATACAATCAGCTTGGAAATGTTATATTCCAACTGCCATTTCATGCATAGGCACTATAGTCTGTATATTTGGTTCGGACGCTATTAGCCGAAATAATAAGGAAGCATTGATCGGAGCTTATACCCTTTTGAGTAATTCATATGAGGAGTATAAGTCAAAGATGCGAGAACTCTATGGCGATGAAGCTGACAAAGAAGTTAGGGGTGCTATGATACGCTCTAAAGTCGACGACAATACTGACTTAATGCTAAGCGATGAAAAATTCCTGTTTTTCGAAGAGTATTATGGGGAATTCTTCACTCGTACCAAAGAAGAGGTATTGCTGGCCGAGTATCACTTCAATCGGAATTACCAGCTTAGAGGCTATGCAAACCTGAATGAGCTATATGCGTTCTTGGATCTTCATCCCGCAAATACTTTATTTGGAGAGACTGTCGGATGGTCGGTTGAAGCTGGCGAATGTTATTATGGTTATTCATGGATTGACTTCGATCACGAATTGGTGACGTTGGATGATGGGTTAGAGTGCATTTATATTCACTTTCCGTTTCCTCCGACAGCTGATTATCTCGATATGGAATAATTCACGCACCATTTACAATTCCTTTTATGAAAGGTAGGTGTTAAAATGAGTAAACTTAAATCATTTGTGAAGCGTCATAGAAAAGCTTTTACTATTGGCGGATTTGGATTAATGGGCATCATAGGATTCTTTTTTGGGAGAAAGTACGAGAAAAGAAGAATTGAGAGCTCTACGAACTTGAATTCGTTTGATAGTGTAGCTGAAAACGTGATCGATGCACGAAGAAGGTTCACTCGATAGCACGAATCGAGAAGGTAGGAGTCTGAATCTAGACTCTTATCTTTTTGTTTTTACGCGAAATAAACATTTTATATTATGAAAGGAGGCTAAAAGCTTATGAACATTAAAACGATTAAAATCTTGAATATAGCTCTTAGCATAATCGGAATGGCAGTAACTTTTGCCATCGACCGTATTAATGACAGGAAGCTAGACGGAGTAATCGAAGATAAGATTGCTAAAGCACTCGCGAACAAACAGTAAGGGTCCGGAACACGGACTCTTATTTATTTGGAGTACCGATATGACAAATGATCAGGCTATTAATTTCATTCATGGCTATTGTTCAAAAACTATTCCCAAACCGAAAGTCGGATGGCCTCATTACTATCTGCAAGAAGTAGCTTATTCATCTTGCGCGGCCGGCGAGATAATTAAAAGGCTTGAAAGTAGTACGGACGATCCGGTTCAAACAGTTAAACAATTTAAGGAAGAGATGTATGAATTTTATAGTATGAATGATGGAGCAAGAAGCGTGGTGTTTTCCTATGCTTATGAAATTGCAGAGGAGATTTATATTCTATTGTTAAGAAAAGCGTTATCATTAAAAAGGAGTATGAAATGAGCACATCTAAAATGGCGGCATTTATGCATAAAGCAAAAACCGTTTTAAATACCTATTATCCTGAAATTTTAACAGGTATTGGTATTACCGGAATGCTTACGTCTACGATATTGGCCGTTAGAGCTACACCAGAGGCATTGCGTTTGATTGAAGCATCTAAGCAGGAACTTCATCAAGATGAATTGACTCCGATTGAAACAGTCAAAGCCACATGGCGTTCTTATTTACCATCTGTAATAGCTAGTGGGATGTCTGTTGCCTGTCTAATCGGAGCGAGTTCGGAAAATACTAAGCGTAGAGCAGCATTGACTGCGGCATGGAGCATAACCGAAGCGGCTCTTAATAACTATGAAAAAAAGGTGGTTGAAATCGTCGGAGAAAAGAAGAATGAGATTATTCGTGACGCTATAGCGGAGGATCATATTAAAGAAAACCCGATGAAAACTAACGAAGTAATCATAACCGCTAAGGGCGATACGGTTTGCTTTGATACCATTTCATCAAGATATTTCAAATCAGATATCGAAAAACTCAAGCATGTGCAAAACGAGGTAAATAAGCGCCTCGTTAATGAAATGTACATATCGCTTAATGAGTTTTACTACGAAATAGGGCTGCCATCCATAAAAATTGGAGATGACTTGGGTTGGAATATTGCGGACGGCCTTATCAATTTTAGGTTTAGCGCTCATCTGTCCGAAGATGGCACTCCGTGCATAGCGGTAGATTATAATATATCTCCTACGTATAAATATTGCCGTTAGTACGCGAAAATTACATTTTCTATTATGAAGGAAACATTAACTTATTATAATCTGAAAGGAGAACAATTATGGAAACTAATGAGATCATGACAAACGCAGAGGACATCATGGACGTCACTGAAGAGGTTGCAACTTGCGGAGGAAGTAAGACCCTTAAGATAGCTGGGGTGGTTGCTGGGGCAGCACTTGTAGGCGTAGCAGCATATAAGTATGCCATCAAACCGCTCTGGGCTAAGCTTAAGGCGAAGCACGAAGCAAAGAAAGCTTCTAAAGAGGCCGTTTATGTAGAATCTAAGGAGGATGAATTCGAAGAGTTCAATGATTGGGAAGAGAAGATCAAGTAATTGATGTAACCCAAAAGTATAGGTGTCTGTAACAAGGCACCTTTACTTTTTTTTATTAGCAGATAGGAGTAATCGCATGGCCGAAAACAACACGACTATGGATATATTAAATGATTTGAAACCGAATTCTGATAAGTATAAGGAGAGAACAAAAACAGAATCAGAAAAAAACTTGGGGCGTATCGTAACTAACAATGTCAGTGTAAAGAAGAAAAACGATATTCAAAAATTCGCTGAGACATTTGTAAAAGAAGATTTGCATACTGTCAAATCTTATATTTGGACCGAAGTATTACTTCCGGCGTTTAAAGCTGTCATATCAGATAGCGTAAACATGATGCTTTACGGTGAGACATCAAGAAATAGAAAAACGAATAATAAACGAGCATCGCAGGTTTCATATAGTAGCTATTACGATAGACCGAACGATCGCAGGGAACCTAATTACGTTCGTAGTGCGTCACGATACGTCTTTGATGACTTGATATTTGAAAATCGTGGAGACGCCGACGAAGTATTGTCGACATTAGACGATCTGCTAAATCGCTATCCATCGGTTAGCATAGCTGATCTTAATGAATTGGTAGGTATTACAGGACGCTATACCGATAATAAATACGGTTGGACTGATATTCGTCAAGCATATATCGAGCATACCCGTGATGGTTATATTTTAAGAATGCCCAAAGCAATTCCATTAGATTAAGAAGGAGAAAAGAATGAGTAACATTAGTACTAAAGCAGCTAGTTTTGTTAAGAAGACCGGCTTTCAGTTGCGTCAGTATAGCCCCGAGATTCTTGTAGTGGCTGGAGTTATAGGCACCGTTGTAAGCGCTGTAATGGCCTGCAAGGCAACCACCAAGGTGAATGATATTTTGGAGCAGCATAAAGAGGATGTTGAAAAAATACATACGGTAGCCAAAGATGAGAAGTATGCTGATGAGTATACCGAGAGCGATATGAAAAAGGATCTCACAATAGTTTACGCTCAGACAGCATTGAAATTTGCCAAGCTGTATGGCCCGGCGGTTCTTCTTGGCAGTCTGTCAATAACTGGGATTCTGACGTCGAACAATATTCTTCGTAAGCGTAATATTGCAATCGCGACTGCATATGCGGCACTCGATAAGAGTTTTAAGGGCTATCGTGAACGTCTTACCGAACGTTATGGCGAAACTGTAGATCGCGAATTGAAATATGGTATTAAGGCTCAGAAAATAGAAGAGACCGTTGTAGACGAAAACGGAAAAACAAAGAAAACCAAGACTATAGTTCCGGTCGTAGAAAATGAAAAGAACAGTGTATACGCTCGCTTCTTTGACGAAACTAATCCGAATTGGGAGAAGAATCCGGATTATAATTTGATGTTCCTCCGTGCTCAGGAAAACTATGCTAATCAGAGGCTTCGTGCAGACGGCTATCTTTTCTTGAACGATGTTTACGAGAGCCTTGGAATTCCTAAATGCAGTATAGGTCAAGTAGTTGGTTGGATTTATGATCCGGAGGACCAGAACGCGGATTGTCACGTTTCTTTCGGTATTTACGATCTTTATAGGGCAGTAACTAGAGATTTTGTAAATGGTTTCGAACCCGCCATTCTTCTTGACTTTAACGTTGATGGAGTAATGTGGGACAAAATCAATCAAAAACACTAAAACAAGGAGGTAGTAATATGAATACCGGGCAAGTCATTTTATCTTATGTTTTAGCCAGCATGTCTGTTTTTTGCTTTGCAACAGGCATAGCAGTCCTTATTGGTAAAGATAGGAAGTAAGACTATGGATCTGATTAATGGAATAATTGTCCAGATTGATGATATTTTGGATACTGAGAGGAAACGCCATATTTGTGGAGGGATGCTATTGAGCATCGCAATGCTATTTGGTGGTTTGGCTTTAACCATTATGACGATCCGTACAGAGGAGAAAAAATGCACAAAGCAATTATATTTATAGGCGGTATGGCAGTAGGGTCATTCGTGACTTGGCGGCTGCTTAAAGAGAAGTACATACGTCAAACACAGGAAGAGATAAACGAGGTAAGGGAGCATTATCGTAAAAAGAAAGAGTCGGAAGAAGTAACCGTTGATTCAAATGGTACTACGGAACCTAACGAAAAGCCCGATTTGATAGCATACGCTGCAAAACTGACGAAGCATGGTTATATCGACTATACTGATCCCAAGAACCTTGTTAAACTCGTTAAAGATAGTGGAACAGTGGTCGATACAGTAGCACAAAAAGATAATGAGGAATCTTCGGATCCGGTAATACTAAACGATCCATCATATCAACCTCCTTATATTATTTCGCCCGATGATTTCGCCATAGATGACGAGTACACCATAGTCAATTTGAACTATTATATTGATGGTGTTTTGACCGATGAAGATGATCATATCGTCGAAAATGTTGATGATGTGGTAGGTTTGGAAAATCTAAACCATATGGGTGAGTACGAGGATGACGCACTGCATATTCGTAATGAAAATTACAAGTGCGAATACGAGATTCTTTTGTCTCGTAGGCTTTACCATGATACAACGGAGGTGAATTAATATAGATGATAGACGATGAGCTGTGCAACGAATATTTTGACTGGATGTATCAGCTCGTCCATGACAAATACTATATGAAGAATCTATCCTATCGTAAGCTTTTGATGGCACTTTTTGAGAAGGATTTCTATTATATTTTGCCAAGAGATAGGAATCGGGCCCAAGATGGGATAGATCTTCGATATAGATTCGGATATGAATGCGGTTATTCACACGCACTCATAAAGGAACACCTGGATGATAATAATGTATCAGTCCTTGAAATGATGGTCGCACTGGCTTTTCGTTGTGAAGAACAAATCATGGACGATCCAGATATTGGAGATAGAACAGGCCAATGGTTCTGGAGTATGATAGAAAATCTCGGCTTGATTTCGATGGATGATAGGAATTTTGATGCGGATTATATAGACTATGTTATAACTCGTTTTCTTGAACGAGAATATGCTCCAAATGGCGAGGGTGGTTTATTTAAAACGAATCGAAAACATCGTGACATGCGATCAACCGAAATATGGTATCAGCTATGCTGGTATTTAACAGATTTAAACAATTGAGGTGGCCATGACTCAACAAATGATATTTGACCAGTTAATCGCTAGGTTTCCTCAATTTTCGAACCTAATCAGTCAGTGGTTTCCGAAAGGACCGAATGCTATAATAATCGAACTTCCCAATAAAGAGGAATTGATATTTACATTTGATAGTCCATTAAATTGGAGCTTAGAGACGATTAATAATTATATTTCAAATAAGAGAGGAGGATAACATGAATGATGGACTTCTTAATGATTTCAACACGTAGTACAAAGCGTGGAGTAATCGAAATCTATCCGAAGTTTATTGTCTGTAAAAGCTCCGATCTTATGATTCGCGGTGGCGATTTTTATGCCATCTGGATTGAGGAACGCGGTTTATGGTCCACCGAGGAGCAGGACGCACTGCAACTCATAGATCGCGAACTGGATAGATATGCCGAGGAAAATCGGCAAAAGTTTGATTCAAACCTAAAGGTCCTTCATATGTGGGATGCCGAATCTGGAATGATAGATTCATGGCATAAATATTGTCAAAAGCAAATGCGGGACAACTATCGTATGTTGGATGAAGAGTTGATATTCTCAAATACTGAATTGAAAAAGACCGATTACGCGAGTAAAAAGCTTAACTATCCTCTCGAATCGGGTGATATTTCCGCGTATGACAAGTTAATGTCTACTCTTTATTCGGACGAAGAACGACATAAAATAGAATGGGCTATTGGTTCAATCGTATCTGGAGATAGTAAGAAACTTCAAAAATTTTTAGTTCTTTATGGTGCTGCCGGAACAGGTAAATCGACCGTTCTAAATATTATTCAGCAGTTATTCGAAGGCTATTATTCGGTTTTTGATGCGAAAGCTCTTGGTTCGTCAAGTAACTCATTTGCTCTGGAAGCATTTAAGTCTAATCCGCTAGTGGCTATTCAACACGACGGTGATTTGTCTCGAATTGAAGACAATACACGACTTAACAGCTTGGTTTCACATGAGCTTATGACGGTTAATGAGAAATTCAAATCTACTTACGCCAATCGCTTTAAATGTTTACTATTCATGGGTACGAATAAACCTGTAAAAATTACAGATGCAAAATCAGGTCTTATTCGACGTCTGATTGATGTGTCCCCAACTGGCAATAAGCTTAGTAGCAAAGAGTATAAGACTACTGTAGACCGCATTAAATTTGAGCTGGGCGGTATAGCATATCATTGTCTGGAAGTTTATAAAGAGAACCCAGGAGCATATGATACTTACATACCACTGGCAATGCTGGGAGCATCTAATGACTTCTACAATTATATTTTAGACTCTTATTACGTTTTTAAGAACGAAGATGGTACCACGCTAAAAGCCGCTTGGAAAATGTATAACACTTATTGCGATGAAGCTAAGGTAACTTATCCATTAAGTCAAAGAGTGTTTAAGGAAGAGCTTAAGAATTATTTCCGAGACTATAAGGAACGTTTTACAATGGACGATGGTACGCGATCTCGTAGTTATTATTCGGGTTTCCGGACAGACAAGTTTGAAGATGTCAAACTTACTACCAAATGCGAGCCTGATATTTCGACTATTGAGTTTAAATCTCAAAAGTCTATTTTTGACGAGGTGTGTTCGAATTGTCTGGCGCAATATGCCACATCTAAAGAAACTCCAAGCAAACCTTGGGACGATGTGACTACAACTCTTAAAGATATTTCAACGGACAAAGTACATTATGTAAAGCTTCCTGAAAATCATATCGTAATCGACTTTGACATCCCAGATGAAAGTGGAGAAAAATCATTCGAAGCTAATCTGGTTGCTGCAAGCAAATGGCCAGCAACATATGCGGAATTGAGTAAAAGCGGTAAGGGTATTCACTTGCATTATATTTATACCGGTGATTCCAAGAAACTTAGCCGATTCTATGACGATCATGTCGAGGTCAAAGTCTTTACGGGTAAAAGCTCTCTTAGACGTAAACTGACTAAATGCAATAATCTACCTATAGCACAAATAAGCTCAGGTTTACCAATGAAAGGAGAAAATAAGATGGTAAATTTTGAGGGCATTAAGAACGAGAAGGCATTAAGAACATTTATTAAACGAAATCTGAACAAGGAATATCATGCCAACACCAAACCGAGTATCGACTTCATATATAAAGGGCTTGAGGATGCTTATTCTAATGGCTTGCAATATGATATTTCCGATATGCGCAATTCGATACTCAATTTTGCTATGAGCAGTACGAACCAAGCGGAATACTGCGTCAAATTGGTTAAAAAGATGCGATTCAAATCGGATGATATTTCTAAGCCCTCGAAAAGTGAAGATGTTCGGCTTGTTTTTTATGATGTTGAAGTTTTCCCAAATCTATTTTTAGTCAATTGGAAATTTCAGGGCGAGGGAAAACCGGTTGTACGTATGATCAACCCAACGCCTATTGAAATTGAAGATCTAATGCGCTTCAATCTTGTCGGATTCAATTGCCGACGTTACGACAATCATATATTGTACGCTCGACTTATGGGTTATACAAACGAGCAATTATATTCTTTGTCGCAAAAAATAATAACCGGAAATCGGGACGCATTTTTTGGTGAGGCTTATAACGTATCGTATACCGATGTCTACGATTTCTGTTCTAAAAAGCAATCGCTTAAAAAGTGGGAAATCGAACTCGGAATACATCATCAAGAACTTGGTTTGCCTTGGGATCAACCTGTCCCGAAAGAGATGTGGACCAAAGTTGCTGAATATTGTGACAATGACGTTATAGCAACTGAAGCGGTATTCGATAACCGTCAAGCGGATTTCATAGCTCGAAAAGTCTTGGCGGATGTGGCTGGTATGTCTGTTAATGACACAACCAACTCACTTACCACAAGAATTATATTTGGCACTAATCGTAAACCTCAGGATCAATTTGAATATCGGGATATGGGCTTGGTTACAAAGGAAACTTCTCCTGTGACTGTTTCTCCTGATGGATGTATATTCGATAGTTTCGGTGATGAATACACACTTTTCGATGAGAATTTAAAACCTGTATTTCCTGGATATGTCTACGACAATGGTATTTCCACTTATCGAGGAGAGGAAGTTGGCGAAGGTGGTTACGTATATTCCGAACCAGGTATGTACGGAAATATTGCGTTGCTGGATATTGCCTCAATGCATCCGAGCAGTATAGTCGCAGAAGAGCTTTTCGGACCGGTTTATACCAAACGATTCAAAGAAATTCTCGATGCTCGTATAGCTATTAAGCATAAGGACTTCGACAAAGCGAAGAAAATGCTGGACGGAGCTTTGGCTAAATACTTAACGGATGAGACCGCAGCAGCGGATTTGGCTCAGGCTTTGAAAATTGCTATCAATTCTGTTTATGGTTTGACTTCAGCAACGTTTGATAATCCTTTTCGTGATGTTCGCAATCGGGATAATATTGTCGCTAAGCGTGGAGCTCTCTTTATGATAAACCTAAAGCATGTTGTTCAGTCGAAGGGCTTCACTGTGGCACACATAAAGACAGATTCGATAAAGATACCTGATGCTACTCCGGAAATAATCGATTTTATAACTAAGTACGGACGGCAATATGGATATAACTTTGAGCATGAGGCTACTTACGACCGCATGTGTCTCGTTAATGACGCCGTTTATATTGCTAAGTACGCCACCATCGATCATTGCTGCGAGCTATATGGGGAAGAATATGTCAACAAAGCCAAAGATATCCTCAAGGATTGTAAGAAGCATGGTGGCGAATGGACAGCCACTGGTACTCAATTCCAAGTGCCATATGTCTTTAAAAAACTATTCACCCATGAAGAGATTACACTTGACGATCTTTGCGAGACAAAATCTGTAAGCTCCGCTTTATATTTGGATATGAACGAGAATTTGCCGGATGTGAGTGATCTGGAAAAAGAGGTTGCAGCGCTTCTCAAGAAGTACAGTGACAAAAATGGCGATTTGCCGTTTGACATTGACGAGCAAGTTCTGGCTTTGAACGCTGATATTTCCAAAGGTCACGACTATCACTTCATCGGTAAAGTCGGTCAATTCTGTCCGATAAAACCCGGATGTGGCGGCGGAATACTGTTGCGCGAAACCGAAAACAAGAAAACCGGCGAAAAGGGTTATGCGGCAGCTGGCGGTTCCAAAGGTTATCGATGGATGGAATCCGAAATGGTCAAATCGAATAAAAAAGAAAACGATATAGACTATCGCTATTACGAGACAATGGCAAACGACGCTGTTGCTGCTATTTTTGATTATGGTGACTTTGAATGGTTTGTTTCAGATGATCCATATGTAAAAGCAATTCCCGATGACAAACCACCATTTGATATTTAAAAAAGGAGTTAAGTAACATGGCATATAAGAATGTAGATAACATTATAATTGAAAACGCTCACATTATATTTCGAAATTTTGCCGGAGAAGAAACGACGTTCAACAGAGCCGGCAATCGTAACTTCTGTGTTATCATAGACGATCCAGAAATGGCGCAGCGCCTTCGTGAAGATGGATGGAATGTTCGAGCGCTTAGACCCAGAGACGAAGATGACGAACCCAGGAATTATATTCAGGTTACTGTCAGCTTTAAGGTTATACCTCCGAAGGTTGTTATGATTACTCACAAGGGTAAGAAGGTTCTTTTGGACGAGGATAGCATAGAAACACTCGACTTTGCCGAAATTGCTAATGTCGACCTGACTATTCGGCCCTATAATTGGGAATTGAATGGTAAGGAAGGCATCAAAGCTTATCTGAAGACAATGTACGTCACGATTGCAGATGATGAGTTCGCCGATAAGTATTCGGACGACGGTGATAGTGCGTGGTAAATTAAAGTTTTACGCGAAATTTGCAACTCGTATTATGAGAGAAAAAGTAATAGCTCAGTGGTAGAGCACTAAGTTTGAAACTTAGAGGACAAGGGTTCGAATCCCTTTTGCTTTTTCTCTTAAGTTATATTTAGGAGGTAAAGTTCTATATGGCTGGTATATCGCTTCGAGATTACCAACTTGATGCCGTTAAACGAATGAAAAACGGTTGCATTCTATGTGGCGGCGTTGGGAGCGGTAAATCGAGAACTGGTCTAGCATACTATTATATTTGTCAAGGCGGCGAAATTGGTACGGACGAATACGTTGCAATGGACGACGTTGGTATCAAAGACCTTTATATTATTACCACGGCCAGAAAACGAGATACTAAAGAATGGGAAGCCGAGTTGATTCCTTTTTTACTTTCTCCAAATAAGGAGGACAACCTATATCACAATAAAGTCGTTATTGATTCTTGGAATAACATTCATAAATACGCTGAAGTATCTGACGCCTTCTTTATATTTGACGAGCAGCGAGTAGTAGGATCCGGAACTTGGGTAAAAGCCTTTCTTAAAATCGCCAAGCATAACGACTGGATTTTGTTAAGCGCGACACCTGGGGATACGTGGTCAGATTATATTCCGGTCTTCGTAGCCAATGGGTTTTACAAAAACCGCACTCAGTTTAAAAATGATCATATTGTATATCGCTGGGTAAATGGTAGCTATCCTAAAATTGATAGATATCTAAACACTGGGCGACTCATTAGATTGCGCAATTCAATTCTGGTAAATATGGATTTTCAGCGAGAGACCGTGTCGCATCATGAAGATGTCTATGTTCAATATGATATTTTAAGCTATAAAAGCATCTATCGAAATCGCTGGAATATTTGGGAAGACAAGCCAATTGAAAACGCGAGCGAATTGTGTTTAGCTTTACGGCGTGTTGTAAATTCTGACGAGTCTCGATGTGTGGCTTTGCTTGGATTGTTAGAACGTCATTCACGAGCTATTATATTTTACAATTATGATTATGAGCTAGCTATTCTCAAAAGTCTTCATTATGGCGATCAGGTAGAGATTGCAGAATGGAATGGCCACAAGCATCAGCCGATTCCAGATACAGACAAATGGATATATTTAGTTCAGTATAATGCAGGAGCGGAAGGCTGGAACTGTATTAAAACAGATACTATTATATTTTATTCTCAAAACTATTCTTATAAGGTAATGACCCAAGCGAGTGGTCGAATCGATAGGCTCAACACGCCTTATAAGGATTTATATTACTATCACTTCAAAACCTACTCAGGAATCGATTTGGCGATTTCAAAAGCATTAAAGAAAAAGCAAAATTTTAACGAAGGGAAATTTATATCAGATGGAAAATAGCATTCTGGATTGGGCGAAAAACGAAGTAGAATTGGCTTGCCGTAGAGAGCAAGATGCGGCATCTGGAAACGAATGGGAGTATGGGGTGGCATGCTACGAAAATGCGCTCCAAGCTTTCGAAGTTCTTACGAATGTACAGCATTCTGGGATGAGTATTCAAATCACCAAGAACATTCTTAACCGCCTTATTGAAGGAAGACCTCTAACTCCTATTTACGATACTGAAGATAGCTGGAAATCTGGTTTTGAGAACCACTGGCAACACAAACGCATGAGCAGTCTTTTTAAAACGATATTGCCAGATGGATCGACGCATTACACTGACACCCGTCGTTTCGTTGGGATTGATATCCATAACGGTTCTTCTTGGCATAGCAGTCTAGTTGATCGAATCATGGACGAATATTTCCCTGTTAAAATGCCGTACTGTCCGGGGAGTTCCATTAAAGTTTATACCGAAGGGTTCTTGTCTGCGGACGGAAATGACGATTTTGATACTGAAGGGATATTCTACGCCGTGTTGCCGGACGGCGAAATCTTCAATATCAATAGGTTCTTTACCGATAAGGAAAATAAATCTTGGCATGAGATTACGTGGGAAACCTATTGCGAGCTTCGAGAAAATTCGCCTGATTTAAAGTATTCAAATGTCGATATTTTGGCTTAATTGATATTTTTGAAAGGAGTGCATCATGTCAGTAACTCGTAATGAAATGAAGAACGAAGCATTAGCTCGAATGCGTATTCTTAAGATTCATGAAATTGCCGTCAATGATCTTGAAAAAAATGACATGGCTAACGTCTCGTTCCTCGGATGTGGAATTTTGTATTGGCCCACAGATAAGCAAATCGAGCTTATTAAAAAGTTTGAAGACCAGTATAATTGTTTGGTTTATCATGGTATATCCTCTACTACCGAAATCGGGGAATTGTTAACACTTCTTTATATTTCTCAGTACGAATCCGATTGGCCAACCGATCGCGAAGATCTTAAAAACTATGATCCTAGATATGGCTACTCGATCATGGCGTATGTATATAATTTGTCCAATGATATTTTTTCTGAATTTGGAAGTGTTTGCGTGAAGCCTAAGAACGGTGGGCTTGTTCGCACTGCATAAAGGAGGAGCAATGATAGTTAACGTCGAAAAAGAAGTATATTTTTACGAATATTGTAAAACTTGTAAATACGCGGAACTTAAAGGCGATGAAGAACCGTGTAACGAATGTTTGACTAATCCCACCAACACATACTCACATAAACCAGTAAATTATAAGGAGAAATAATAATGACACGCGAAGTATTTAATAAACTGATTGACGAACTTTATGTTTCCGCTAAAAATGTTCTAAAGAATAAAAATGCTCTCTATGGTAAAAAAGATGATCCGCTGCATAATTTTAAAGAGGGAGCAAGTATCGCAAACTGTACGCCGGCTCAGTGCTGTTGGGGATATATGACTAAGCATCTTGTTGCGCTTCGTGATAAGGTTGAATATTCTGATTGGTCTGACCGAGACGATCTTCTTGAAAAGTGTCAGGATTCGATCATTTATATTTGCTTTATATGGCTTCTTGGTAATGAAGCTTATGCGGACCAGATTGAATTGGATAGAATTGACCAAGCTTTCACAGAACCTGATGATAATGGGGTAGTGAGTATGGCTACCAATCCAACAAAAATACTCGAGAAATTTATGAGGAACCAATTTAACGAACTCTCAAATATCAATCCCTATAGAAAAGAGGATAATAACAATGCCTGATATTTTGGTGCTCTGGTATGACGATTATGGCAATTCGCATAATTCCCCAGTATATTGTATTGATTCTGTTAGGGATCGTTTTCTTGTTCTGAACGAAGACAAGAATTTTCGTTGGGTGTCTACTAGTGATTGCGAGCTTCTGAAATAGACGAAGCACTGGGAATAATTATATTTTAAAAAGGAGTTAAAAATGGTTAATTGTATTAGGAAAGCTGCACGGGAAGCTCGTGCTTTTAAAGATACTATTGGAAATCACATCATCAGTTCTGTTCAGGATATAGCTAAAACTTATGAAAATGCTGAGCTCGCTAGTATTATCCCTTTTACAGAGGACAAGCGCTGGTATCTTAAACTAATTTATACATACGAAGATAAGAAGGGGAAGCATACAGTTGTCATTCCCAAAGCTGCAATACCATTTAAACAGAGAGGTCTCCCATCTATCAGCCGATTATACCCCAAATTCTCCTCCTGTTGTAATGTATTATTAGAACATCCTTATATAAATTGTAACGATTCAATGGAATTATATGATTCTGTTTGTGGTCTTGCAAGTGAGCGAGGCATTAAGGAGCCTAGTTGTTGCTTTGATATTATCACAGAATATGCTCCTCGAGAAATGACTCTCGATGAGATTGAGAAGGAGCTTGGATATAAGGTAAAGGTTATTAATAAGGAGAATAATGATGATTAAGCTTGATGTATGCGAATATTGTCAGGACTGCTTAGAGTTTAAGCCGTATGTAGATCAAAGACCGGATTTGTATTGTGCAAATGGAGAGCAATACCTTTGTGGTGATACAGTCGTCAAATGCGAAAACCATTGCAAATGCAAGGTTCTTTATAGTCATCTGAAAAAGGAGAATAACGATGGCACTAGCAAAGAAATGCGATAGATGTGGAAAATTTTATGATCTAAAAGGCATAAATATTTGCGGAGCGATCGTTAACGGACTTAAACTAATTGGTCGCGATGAGCAGAATAACCAAATCATTAAAAATATATATTTTGATTTGTGTCCAGAATGCTTAGTTTCTCTTGCCGGCTGGTTAAAAAACAAGCCTATGACTTTTAATGAGATTCGGCACGCAGCTGGCCTTGAGCCGATTAAAGAAAACTACGAAGCTTTTATACAGTTATATTCTGAAAAAGGAGAATAACGATGGCATTAGCAAAGAAATGCGATAGATGTGGAAAATTGTACGAGCATTATCCGATGGGCAATAAAACCCAATGGAATGCAATACGAAAAATTCAAAGAAACACTGTCGGCGACACAGTAAATGGTGCTTATACTCCAACAATAGACTTATGCCCGGAATGCATGAATGAGTTTGAGAAATTCATGTCTGTTAAGTTTCAGGAGGATAAAAATGATGAAAATTGAAACCTGGTGTGGGCATGATATTCGTTTCATTGAAATTAATGGCGAATGGTGGGCTATCCTTAAAGATATTTGTGATGCTCTTCAACTGAGAACTGCAAAAATAGTAGAGCGTCTTGAACCGAGCATGCTTGAAAGAGTCTTGGTCGATACATCCGATGTCCCTTCAAAGGACCTTAGATACGAGCACGACCCTATTGGTGAAGACTTTGAGCGTCGTCCTGGCGATAATAAAACTCGCTGGATGCTTGCTGTCAATGAATTAGGTATATACGAAGCTTTGTTTGCTAGCAGACGTCTTGAAGCTCGTAAGTTCCGCATGTGGGCGGGTATGATTATGCGGAAACTACGCACCAGCGTTGGCCTCGAAGGTTACGAGGTTATGCGTATGACAGAGAAGGATATTCAGGATGAGATTGACCATATTCTGGATACTCTGTTCTGGGATGAAGAAAAGAAGTGTCTTATGCAGTCGATCACTATCCAGGGTGGTGATGTTGAGCAAGTGAAATACTTTTCCTGCTTATCGGAAGGAGATCAACAATGAATCTTGATGAATTACGTAACACACTGGCTTCGGATGCAACAAAAGAAAATGAGCGATTAAAAACCGAGATAAATCTTCTTCGCGAACATCTTCGTGATTCGCAAAATGATTATGAGGCACTTAAGAAGTTCATGACCAGTGATTGTATGGCACTTGCTAATCGTTGCTGGACGTTGACACGTGGAGCTATGTGCATCTTCTGTGAATTGGACGCATTTAAGTGCCCACATGCTATGAGCGACGATCAAAAAATTAAAGTCGCTAATAAAATGATGAGGGAGACAAATAATGACTAACACATTTATTATTTGTAACAACGAAGATGAAATAAAATCGAACATGTCATGCTGGGGTAACGATACATTTGAGCTGTCGACAGAAGATATTATGGCTCTTCTGAAAGGCAAAACTCTTGCCACCGATAACGGTGAGTACGGTATATTTATTAAACTGGAGGATAAAAATGCTTAAAATTGAAAACACCGAGGTTGTAGGTTTTGAGGCAGCTAGTAGAGGAATGAGAAACCCGATGAACTCTTGGGATAGAGGCGATACTGAATTCCATGGCGGTGTAGTACGCTTTGATACCTGTAATGAGCGTTGGGAAGATAATGGATACACGATGAGCCTCGGCTCTAATGACCTCGACCTCATGACCCGCCTCCGCAATGCGGGTACAGACCACCGCAAATTCATGCGGATGATTGTTGTCTATCTTGACATCACTGCTCCGCTGTACTGGTGGAAAGAGTTTGATACCTATAAGGTAGGTACAGTTGCCAATTCCTGTTCAACTATGCATAAGATTGCGGATAAGGAGTTTGACGTAAATGACTTTAGCCACGAGCACATTGAAGAGCTTGGCGGTGATGAATACAATATGTCCTATGATTGGCTTCTTCGTACTGTGGATATTCTGAATTACTACCGTAAGAAGTATAATACCGCTTCTGAGAAGCTAAACAGGGATATTACAGATGCGGAAAGAAAGCATGTACTTGCTCAGCAAAAGCTTTTCTGGTGGCAGATGATCCAGCTTCTGCCGAGCTCTTATAACCAGAAACGTACAGTAATGTTGAATTATGAGGTTCTGGCAAACATGTACAAGTCTCGTCGCAATCATAAACTCGATGAGTGGCATACCTTCTGTGACTGGATTGAGAGGCTGCCGTACAGTGAGCTGATTACTGGTAAGGAGAAAAACAATGGCTTCGTTGAGTGACATTACTATTAAGAAAGAACTCAGGTTATGCAAAGTAGGAAAAGAGTTTGGATATTTCCATTGCTGGGAGCAGTATGGCGACGTAATTTTCCCTGGTTTGACGGTCGGCTCTCATCCTGGCGGTCAATATTCACGAGTATTTGGTATCGTCGAATTCTATGGCCAAATTGAAAGAGTTGATCCAACAAAAATTCAGTTTGTCGATGCGACTCATGAACGTCTGCTTGAATATTCCAAGATGATTACTGGGAAGGAGGAAAACCATGACTAGCGAACAGTATCGCATCTATCTCACCGAGTCTATTAAAATCGGAGCTCAGATGATGCACGATATGGCGGAGGACATTGCTGGGAGATCTGATTCAATTTCAAATTTAAAGGTGACAATTGAATTCGATCCCGAAATGAGATCCTTTCCCGAGTTAACGATTGAAAGATCACATCTTCCTAATCAGGAGCAATCGAACCGATTGCTGGATATTCGACAAAAGGATAACACATATCATTAAAAACTATTCTTTATGATTACATAAAAGGAGAACAACCAATGCCTAATTCGGAAGTAAAAGAAACATTATGTACTCGCTGCGCTCATCGGGAAGTATGTATTTACAAGCAGGACTACATTGATATTCTCAAAGCAGTTGAAAACGCAACTATAACTCAAGATACACCAGATGGAATCACATCAAAGAAAGTTATTCACTATGATTTCATTGGCGGAATCTCAGTTAGTTGCAAGTACTACTCTTGTAAATGGTAGTAAATTAATATTCAAAAGGAGAAAAGTAATGGATAAATGTCCAATTTGTGGTTACCCTCTTAATCATTGTCAATGTCTCTTTGGCGGTAATGCGCATCCGGATCGCAACAAAGAGCGTGAAGTTGTTTTAGATCATCTTTATTTACTTTCTGAAGCGCAACTACGGCATATAATCAAACTCGAAGAATACTGGCATATATCATATGCAAATACGGAACGGACAGCCATACTCGAACGCTTAGAACGCGAGCACCTTCTCGAGAAAGAAGAGCGTTACGACTGGATTGAGAAACTGCTGGAGAAATATGATTGAGCTTAAGAAAGGAGAAAGCAAATGAAAGTATCTGAGATTTTAAAGACTATAAAAGACTGCGAGCGTCTTCGGGATATTTTGATGAATAATGAGGATCTTATGCCAGAAGATAAAACAGATATTTGTAATTTATTGTGGGATTATCGCTGCGCACTTCTGAAGAAAGAGGTTGAGTAAGCGGAGGGAAAAAGATGGGAATTAACGGCCGCAAACATGAGACAATTTTATACGTCATGGGCATGCTTGGAATACTGAAAGGACTCGCGACAAACGATACGGAATGCAGTAAAGAATTTGAATTGGCAGCATCTGTCCTTAGTGATTCTCTTGATATTTTATTCAAAGGATGTAGTCAGTCGGAGCTTGTTCGTATTAAGAAAGAGACCGAGATACTGGATATTTTAATAGCTCCAAAGTCAGCGTCCAAACGAACTGAGAATTGGATAGCCATGCCTATGGATGATCTGGAATTCTTTCTCAAAGATCCTCTTGGTGAATGCTATTTTTGCGTTAAAACTGACTCAGAAGTCAAAGCTTGTCCGAAACGAAAAAAGTTAAAATCCCTTTATATCGACGGTCTAAGCCGTGAAAATTGCCCCTATAAGGGCTTATAGAAAGGAGAATTAATAGATACAAGTGAAAACTATAACTATAGACGAGCATGTTATGCCTTATGATAGCACAGATAATCATATTACGTTGTACGAATGCCTTAGCGAGAACGCAATCGGAAATTTGGAATATTGTCCGTGTGCTATAGTACGAGATGAAAGCACTAAATGTCCGTGCGAATCTATAAAGCAATCTCCTATTGGTTCTATTTGTGATTGCAGATTATATAAAAAAGTTGAGGAATTGAATATATGACTATAAACGAATACCAGAAACTTGCTGTGCAAACTCGAAATGTTGAACTTAGCCCCAAGGCTACTTTACAGGATGGAATAATGGGGTTAAACGGTGAAGCTGGAGAATGTATTGATATTTTGAAAAAACATCTCTTTCAGAACCATAATCTCGATTGCGAACACATCGCACGAGAGCTCGGAGATGTTGCTTGGTATCTTGCTCTAACTGCATATGCTATGGGGTATGACCTAGAAACAATACTTCGTATGAATATTGAGAAAGTTCAGGCAAGGTATCCTAATGGTTTTGTTTCGGAACGTAGTATTAATAGAGAAAAGGATGATATTTGATGGGACCTGATAGCCGTACTCAGATTGTCGAATGTATGGATGTTATGGAGACTGGAATGATTCGTTTAGAGAAAGGCGATTTGTCCTTACGTGAGCTTTCCCGTCTTCTCTGGTGGTTTTGTAAGGCAATTTATATTCTTCTTAAAAGGTCTATTGAAAACAAGAATTGAATGTTCTATAATTTAGTAAACGGAGGTGTCTTATGAAACGTAATATATCCATAGTTCTTTTGGTAATATTGATATTTGCGACTATAAGCGGTTGCAGCAATGATGGAAGAATTCGTGTACCTAAATCCGCATCTGAATGCAAAGATAAAGATTATCTAGACGTGAAAGCCCTATTTGAATCTGCTGGTTTTACAAACGTAAGCGTCAACGCCATCGAAGATTTGGTAACTGGTTGGATTACTAAAGACGGCGCTGTCGAGCGAGTAAGTATTAATGGCGATGATAACTTCGGTAGCTTGGCAAAATTTGATCCGAGTGCGGAGGTTGTTGTTACGTATCATACGTTTCCTTCTACTGAAGACAATTCAGAAGAAATAGAAAAACCAGAGCCAGAAACTACAAAAGATGAAGAAACAAATAACGAAATGTTACAGGAAGCTGAGGACGAAGAGCCTGACAATGAAGTTTTACAGAAAACTGAAGATGACGAGTATTCGAACCTAAAATCTCAAACCCAAGCATATCGAGCTGTTAAAAAATATGGGGAAATGGTGTATAAATATGGTATCGAATATGATAGATGGTCGCCAGATTCCTCAGAAGAATATGAAGGTAATGGCGTTTGGCATATTCGGCTTGCTGCTAAGTGTACAAATCAATACGGAGCAGTTGAAAATGTTATAATTGATGCTCGTGTAGATTTTATTAAAGAAGCTGTTACTGAATTTAATGTTGAATGAATTGGCTCTAATGTTAAAGGCTTACGCATTTTTGGCGTGGGCCTTTTCTTTTTGAAAGGGGATTATAATGCGACACGATTCTATTTCCTCAAAGAATACAGAAGGGTATGTTGATATTGTGCCATACACAGCAATAAAAAATCTCGATAGAAACGGAGTATCAAAAGAAACAACTCATTTTCGAAAGACTTTACGAGCGATTTTTTGTATATGTGAACTTGCAGGTTTTAGAGTTTGCGGAAGAGTAGTTTTAGAAGATTTGAAGACCGGAAAAATTTGGAGCTGACGGAGGATTTTATGTCAAACGGTAATAAGCATAGCTGTTTAATGACACTTTTGGATTTTATTTTGGTCATACTAACTGGCGGCTTGTGGTTGATTTGGATATTAATTAGATACCTCAGAAACAATAGTTAGGATATTTTTCTGCCCATTTTCGGTTTTAAAAAATGGGCAATTTAGTCAAAAAGTGGGCTTTGTGGCCATTTTTGAAAGAATTTTTAAGGTCAATTTGTGGATAAAAAACGATTTTTGCCCACTTTTTTTGGCCAATTGCCCACTTTTAAAATTAAAAATGGCCAGCAATTTTTGCCTAATTTACTGGGTTTTTTGGGTGTTGTGGCCAAAAACCCACTTTTTTCTCTTATTAATTGCGAAGAAAAAATATATATATTTATAATAATAAGCCAAAAAAAGTGGGCAAATGGGCAGAAGCATAAAAATAAAGCTTTTTTAAAGAAAGAAGATGTGATATGATCGTATAAACAGACCGAAAGGAGTATTAATGAATGGAACGCTTTGACGAGGATTACGCGCGTGGATTTCGCTTCAATTATAAAAATGGTAATCTTAGTAAATCTCAGCCTTTATATTTAGACGACATTAATGAAATCGACGAATGTAAAAGAAATGAAGATGAAGTTCCATTATTTGTGTTTTGTCGTTCGTGTGATATCTTTATGGATTATGATGGAGCTGAAAATGGATTGATATTTGACAGCTGGTGGAAATGTCCCGGATGTGGTAAACGTGTTAAAGAAGCAACCGTGTATAATAAATTAGAAAAAGAAAATGATGCATTTTTACAACTATTTGAAGACGATGACCTGTAACATATATTTTTAGCTTCGCGAAAAAAACATGCTCTTTTATAGAGAGAGAAGAATAAAATGGGTAAAACTCATTTACTTCTCTCTTTATTTTTTGTCTTTTTTGGAGGTAAGTATATGCCGAGGAAAAGAGATTTGGAGAGCGGTTTTCAAGATCGTCTGAAAAAAGATATTGAAGAGTTATACCCAGATGCTATGGTTTTTAAAATGGATCAAAAGCAAGGTATTCCGGATCTATTAATTCTTTATAAAGATCGCTGGGCTTCGCTAGAATGTAAACGTTGCAAAGATGCTACACACCAACCTAATCAAGATTATTATGTTGATAAGATGGATGGAATGTCTTTTTCCAGATTTATATATCCAGAAAACAAAGAAGAGGTGTTAAATGAACTTCAACAAGCATTTGAATCTGATAGGCCAACACGCTTTTCTAGGTGCGAGTAAATATCACTGGATTAATTATTCATCGGATAAAATTGCAACCTCTTATAGTAATTTCTTGGCCGCGCAACGCGGAACAGAATTGCATGAGTTTGCAGCCCAATGCATAAGGCTCGGACAAAAACTCCCTAAATCTAAGAAGACTCTAAACATGTATGTCAATGATGGGATAGGCTATCGAATGGAACCGGAGCAAATTTTATATTATTCAGAAAATTGCTTTGGTACAGCTGATACCATTTCCTTTCGGAAGAATGTTCTTAGAATTCACGATTTTAAAAGCGGACTTGTTCCTGCTCATATGGAGCAGCTTTATATTTATGCCGCTCTTTTCTGTTTGGAGTATAAAACCAAACCTGGCGAAATCGATATAGAAACACGCTTGTATCAGTTTGATGATATTTTGATAGATAATCCTGGGGCGGACATCATCCTTCCCATTATGGATAAAATTATAGTTTTCGATAAAATCATCAATAAGATCAAAGAACAGGAGAGCTAACAATGAACAGCGTAACGGAAGATATTTTGATGCATTATGGAATTAAGCGCCGTTCTGGACGCTATCCCTGGGGTTCGGGAGAAAACCCGTATCAGCATAGTGGAGATTTTCTTAGTCGTGTCGATGAATTAAAGAGTCAAGGCATGAACGATACCGAAATTGCAAGAGCAATAGGCCTTACAACAACTGAGTTTCGTGTTCAGAAGTCTTTGGCTAAAGAAGAACGTCGCCGTTTGGAGGTAGACCGTGCTAAATCTTTACGAGAAGATGGAAAGAGTCTGAATGAAATTGCAGAGATCATGGGTTACAACAATGATTCATCTATTCGTTCACTACTCAATGAGCATTCAGAAGCAAGAATGAACGCTGCTCGGAGAACTGCGGAATTTCTTAAGAGTAAAGTAGATGAAAAAGGTATGATCGACGTTGGAGCCGGCGTTGAGAAAGAGCTAGGAGACATTTCCCGAGAGAAGTTTGAAGAGGCACTCTATATTTTGGAACGTGAAGGTTATGAGATATATGGTGTCGGCGTTCCTCAGGTAACGAATAAAGGGAAGCAGACCAATATTAAAGTGCTCTGCCCTCCTGGTACTAAATATAGCGATACATATAATTTTGAGAACATTCATTCTCTTAGAGATTATGTGACGTATGATGGCGGAGAAACTTTTAAGAAGTCTTTTTACTATCCGGCAAGCATGGATTCGAGTCGATTAGCTATTCGATATGCGGAAGACGGCGGAAAAGAGAAAGACGGAGTTATTGAAATTCGTCGTGGAGTTGACGATTTATCATTAGGAGAGGCTCATTATGCTCAGGTTCGAATATTAGTAGATAACAATCGTTATCTTAAGGGTATGGCCGTATATTCAGATGATTTACCAGATGGAGTAGATGTTCTATTCAATACTAATAAAAGTAAAACTACCCCTAAAATGGAAGTCCTTAAGAAAATTAAGGATGACCCCGAAAATCCATTTGGATCTTTGATAAAAGAACATGGGGGTCAAAGTTTTTATGATGACCCTAATGGTAAATTTGTAGATGAGGTAAGCGGAAAAAGACAATCATTGTCACTGATTAATAAACGTGCAGATGAAGGCGACTGGGGTGAATGGAGTGATCATCTATCATCTCAGTTTTTATCGAAACAAAATTTGTCTTTGATTAATAAGCAGCTTAATTTGGCAACCGCGGACAAGCGTCTTGAATTTGAACAAATTTTAGAACTTACTAATCCTACCGTGAAGCGGGCTCTTTTAAAATCTTTCGCCGATGATGCTGATGCTGCTGCTGTGCATCTTCAAGCAGCCGCTCTACCTCGTCAAAAATACCAAGTTATCCTTCCAATTACTTCTATGAAGGATGATGAGGTTTATGCCCCGAATTATAAGAATGGTGAGACAATTGCATTAATTCGCTATCCTCATGGCGGAACTTTTGAGATACCTATCCTCACAGTAAACAATAAACAACCGGAAGCTAAACGAGTTCTCGGTAATGCAATAGATGCGGTTGGTATTAATAGTAAAGTTGCTGAGCGGTTGTCTGGCGCAGACTTTGATGGCGATACCGTAATGGTTATACCAACTGGAGGTAAGACTAAGATTAAATCCACTCCGTATTTGGACGGACTTAAAAATTTCGATCCTAAAATGGAATACCCTAAACGTGAAGGGATGCGCGTTCTTAGTGAAAACCAGAAGCAGATTGAAATGGGCGTAATTTCAAATCTAATTACGGATATGACTTTAATGGGTGCTCCTCGAAGTGAGATTGAAAGAGCTGTTCGGCATAGTATGGTAATCATAGACGCCACTAAGCATGAACTGGATTACAAACAGAGTGAAAAAGATAATGGTATTGCGGCTTTACATAAATATTATCAGGGCACTGTTGACCCTGAAACTGGTAGATACCATGAGGGAGCCGCGACATTAATTTCTCGAGCCAAATCTCAAGTGCAGGTGCCAAAAAGAAAAGGAAGTCCGATAATCAATAAGGAAACTGGCGAGCAATCTTACAAGGAAGCAAACGAAACTTATGTCGATTCTAAAGGAAAGACTCGAATTAGAACCCAAACTAGTACGAGAATGGCAGAAGCCAAGGACGCTAGAGAACTTTCATCTGGCACTCCGGAAGAGGAGGCATATGCTACCTATGCAAACAACATGAAGATGCTAGCCAATGAGGCCCGTAAAGAGATGATGAATACTGGACGTATAAAAGTATCCCCCTCGGCTAAGGAAACGTATAAAGGGGAAGTAGACTCCCTGGTATCATCCCTCAACATAGCCCTTAAGAACGCCCCACGCGAACGTCAGGCCCAGATTATCGCCAACACTGCGGTTAATGCGAAAAAACGGCAGAACCCCGATATGACTAAGGCAGAAATTAAAAAAGCAAGCCAGCAAGCTTTAACATCAGCTCGTATTAAAGTCGGTGCACAGAGAACGCCTATAACTATTTCAGATAAACAATGGGAAGCCATACAAGCTGGAGCTGTTTCGGATAACATCCTCAGCCAGATTCTTAAATACACCGATATCGATCAATTAAGGCAACGTGCAACACCTCGTAATTCTAAAGGACTGTCACCTACTCAAGTCACAAAGATTAAAGCCATGCTTGCTTCTGGGTACAATAATGCAGAAATCGCAGAAGCTTTAGGTGTTTCGGCAACAACAGTCGGTAACTATGTTAAAGGAAAGGAGTGAAGCATATGAATAATGTTGCGCTAACAACTTTCGACAACCCTTATGATCCTTTCGATGACTTCACTTCTTGGTTTCTTTTCGATGTTCAAAAGGGTTACAATTCTTGTGCTTATTTGGCTCGAATTGCAAAAATTTCTGATGAACTTTCAGAGAAAGAGATAGACGAAGAAATCGAAAAAGCAATTGACGAAATCATAAAATACGATTTCATGAATATTTACAAAAAAGTTAAACAAACAAAGAAAGCAGGTTAAGCAACCTGTAATTCTTATGGAGACGGTAGGGGGGGGTCGCAAAACCTATACCCCCCTCGTTATCGCGGCACTCCTAAAAAATTCTCCGGGGGTGAATTTTTTTAGATATTTAGGAGAAGGGTTATAAGATTTAGGCGAGTTTGCAAATCTGCTTATTTTAGTTTTTACTCCTTTTGCTAAAACGCTATGCAAACTCGCCTAAATCTTATTACAAGTTACATAAAACATTTACCAAATCGATTAAGAAACTAAAGAAATTGGAGGAGAACTGATATGAAAGTAACAAGCAGTATTACTGTCGATGTCGCAAAACCATATTTTCCGGTAGTTGTAAGAGCGAAACAGCTTGATAATGCTCGTTATATTAATATAACTCTGACCGATAATGGTCTTCCGTTTACAATCCCAGATGGAACCTCTGCAACTTTTAGAGGTTTGTGCCCCAATGGGCGTTCTTTCTTTTATGATGCACTAATTGTAGATAACAATATTGAGGTGCAACTTATCGAAGCAGCTCTTTCCGTTGCTGGTCAGGTGAAAGCCGAGGTTAATCTTTATAATGTGAATGCCGAGAAACTTACGACTTTCGGTTTTATCATTGATGTGGAAGCAGCAAGTGTTTCTGATCAAGTAATAGAACAATCAGATTATTTCACAGCACTTACGAATCTTGTTAGCAAGGCCATCGCATCGAATACAGCAGTAAAGATCGTCGGATATGTTAGCAATGTCTCAGAATTACCAACCAGTGGTGTAGACGTCGGCTCATTATATGGTGTGGGCGCGGATGCTCCTTATGATTACTATGGTTGGGATGGAAATAAATGGACTAATAATGGACAGCTAAAAGGAGCAAAGGGTGATCCATTTACTTATACTGATTTTACAGAAGAACAATTAGCGGCGTTGAAAGGCCCGAAAGGAGATATTGGCGCACAAGGCCCAAAGGGTGATCCTTTTGTATATTCAGATTTCACACCTGAACAGCTAGTGGGGTTGATAGGTCCGCGAGGAGAGGTTGGTGAACGAGGTCCAAAGGGTAATCCTTTTGTATATTCAGATTTCACACCTGAACAATTAGCGGCGTTGAAAGGTCCGAAAGGAGATATTGGCACACAAGGACCACAGGGCGCACAAGGACCCATCGGCAATACAGGTTCTCCAGCTGGCTTTGGAACTCCTACAGCCTCCGCTACACAGCTCGAACCGAATGCAGAACCCACAGTAGCAGTTGAAGCTTCAGGCGAAGACA